CATTAATCCTATTATCGCGGATATACTTATACAGGTTGACCCGCACAGTTATTGCCCTTTGTGTGAAAAAGGGGACAGAGGATCAAAGAAGATCAGAGTTTGCGAGAATTGCGCTAAAAAATTTAAAACCCAAAAAGATGAAAGCAATAATTGAAGATGTTACTTTCCTAAAAGAATGGAAATCACAATATGGGCCAATGTTTAATTTTAAAGTTACCTATGACGGTGAAACGGCTCTTTACACTTCTAAATACAAAGATCAAAAGAAGTTCATCCCGGGTCAGGAAGCAGAGTTTACAGAAGAAACAAAAACCTACAACGATAAGAAAACCGGCGAAGAAAAAACCTTTAAAGTCATTAAGGTTCCTTCTCAGAACCGCCAGAGTAATTTCGGTAAAGCACTGACAAGAGAAAAATCACGATACAGCGGTTTTGCAGTTAGTTACGCAAAGGATTTACTTGTAGCTGGTAGGATTAATAAAGAGGAACTTGCTGATCAGGCATGGATATTATTCGAGCTTATGGTCGAAATGGATAAAACCCTTGAGCAATGAAACAGGATGATATTGATAAAATAGAAACCTTAATAGGTTATCTTGAATATTATGTACAATTGGATAGCGTTCCAGATGAATTGCCTTGTGTAATTATTGAAGCAAAGGAATGGGTTAATGATTTAAAAGAACAACTATGATCATACATAATTTTGAGCAAGGATCAGAAGCATGGTTTGCTGAACGATGCGGAAAAGTTACCGGAACCAGGTTTGCATCACTTACAATGGGTGAATCTACTAAAGGTTATAAAGATTTAATTACTAACTTAGCCTGTGAGTTAATTACCGGGAAAATGGAAGAAACCTACTCTAATGCTACTATGGAGAAAGGAATTGAAACTGAGCCGATTGCCAGAGCTGAATACGAATCAATTTTTGAGACAGAAGTCAAACAGGTTGGCTTTATTACACCTGACGAAGATAATAAGTTCTTTGGCTGGATAGGTATTTCACCGGATGGACTTGACGAGCCGGGAATGATTGAAATTAAATGTCCTTATATGCGAACTCACTTAGAGTATATAGAAGCAAATAGACTACCTTTAGAATACGTTAAGCAGGTACAGGGACAGTTATTTGTCACCGGTCTGGATTACTGTGATTTTATGTCCTATGTCGAGGGAATGAAACCTTTTATCATCCGGGTTTATCCTGATTTGGATTTGTTCGCAGAGTTTGAGAAACGACTGGATTTACTAATAATTCAGGTACAAGAGAAATTAACTAACTATCATAAATACGACTATTTGACATGAGTAAATTAATTACAGCATCAATCAATCTGAAAAAGGTTAACCAGGATTTATTAATACCGGGCGAAAAAGGCAAATATCTGAATCTTACGATTTGGGTAAACGACGAGAAAGATCAATATGGCAATGATGTTTCGGTTGAACAAAGAACTGAAAAAGGAGCCGATAAAATCTATTTGGGTAATGGTCGGCAATGGAAGCAGAACGAACAGTCAGCTTCCGAAGTTAACACGATGGAAGATATTGACGAGTTATTCAAATGAAAACCTTTCAGCTTCCGGCACAATTAGAAGGGTACAGGTCATTAAAAGATCGCACCCTTAAACTGAGTTTTGAGACTAATGAACTAACTCCTGAACAAATGGCAGATATTCATTATTCTCTTAACAAAGTTGGTTATCTAGCTTTTGCTCCTGATCCATTCACAACAAAGGAAATAAGCGACCTGGATTCATTGAAGGTTGAATATGATGATACTAACAAAACTCCCTCACAACGTCTCAGAGCAGTGTTATATCGTACATGGGAACAGACACCGGAAGGGTACAAGATATTCAATGATTTCTACAATTCAAAGATGGAAGTATTAATCGAACATTTTAAAGCTAAATTGACATGAAAGATAAACAAAGGCAGGAACATTTTATTGCAAAATGCTTACTTGATGAATATTATTATCACGATTCTGAAATGGATAGGCTTAATTGCTTATTAGAGAAATTGCCCGATGAAATTACTGAACATCAAATCAGACGAGATAAATGTCTTGAAATGTATAATAAAATTAGAAATAATAAATTATGAGTACAATTCACATTTACCAATTCGAACAACCCGAAGGCTCAGACGAGCCGGAAATTGAAGAAGAAGAATATCATTTTGTTTGTATTAAGTGCAAAAAGGCATTACACTGGTACGGTGAAATTTGCCCTGTTTGTGGAGGGGAGGCGGTATGAAAGGAAATTGTGAAATTTGTGGAAATGAAATTGAAATAACTATGTGTTGTTCTGGTAGGGATTGCGGTTGCTTGGGATTGCCAATTGACCCGCCAGTATGTTCAGAAAAATGCTATGAACAATATATAATAAAAAGAAAAAATGAAGCTATGAAAGAAAAACTGATTGAACTAATAGGTTTCGGGATGGAGCCTGAAAGATCTGAAATAAAAGCAAATCAGATTATCGTACTTTTTAACCAGATGATAATTGACAAACTAAAAGAGGTAAAGCACCGGGAAGTGACCTTTGATGATATTTCGAGTTTATTTATATCGCTATGACAAATCATTGTAAAATATACATGAAATATTTTGACTTAGGAGAACAAGATTTATTATGTTGTGAATGTTGTATGAATCAGGGCCGGGCAGACGGCGAGGGCTTCGACATACATCACATAGAAGGACGTGGACCGGGCAAAGATGTAATTAAAAACCTGATGTGCTTATGCCGCAAGCATCACGACATGGCTCATACCGGCAAACTTCCAAAAAGCGAATTGCAGTTAATTCACAACTACTTCCTGCAAGGCACAAGAAAAAAATTTGTAAACTAAAGTGAGGGAATTGAAAAATGGAATATAAAGAATTTCTTAAAACAAAAAAACAAAAGATCGAATCGATAGGGAAGGAGATTGATATAAACGTAATCAATCCTATCTTATTTGACTTCCAAAAAGACATAGTTAAATGGGCTATAAAAAAGGGCCGGAGTGCCGTATTCGCTGACACTGGACTTGGTAAGACGTTTATTCAACTTGAATGGGGCCGGATAATGGGAGGCAATGTTTTAATATTTGCACCATTGAGTGTATCAAGACAGACAATCCGGGAAGGTAAAAAGATCGGGGTTGAAGTCACTTATATAAGAAATCAATCTGATATAACTGAAGGGATATTCATAACCAATTATGAAAATATTGAAAACTTCAATGGTGTTAAAAACATTAATTGTATCATTCTGGATGAGAGTTCAATACTTAAATCAATGGATGGAAAAACAAGGTTAAAATTGATTAAGTATTTCAAAACAGTTAAATATAAACTTTGTTGCACAGCAACTCCGGCTCCAAATGATTATACTGAATTAGGGAACCATGCTGAATTTTTAAATATTTGTTCTACTGCTGAAATGTTATCGGCTTATTTTGTCAATGCTAATAAGACAAGTGAAACAGTAACCGAAGATAATTTAGTTATAAGAATAAAGCATAGCAATAAACATGGGACTGAATGGAGGTTAAGATACCATGCACAAAAGGAATATTTCAGGTGGTTATCATCATGGGCAATGGCAATCCGGAAACCATCCGATTTGAATTATAATGATGATGGTTATATTTTGCCTGAATTGAAAATCATTCCATTGATAACTAAATCCAATTACAGGCCGATTGATGAATTGTTTTTTAGCGGATTAAAAGGATTAAAACAAAGGTCTGATATAAGAAAACAGACTATTGAAAATAAGATCGAAGAAATTATCAAACTGACTGATAATGATGAACAATGGATAATCTGGTGCGGATTGGATATTGAAAGTAAATCGGCAAAAGATAATGTCAATGATTCAGTTGAGGTTAAAGGATCTGACAGCCCGGAATATAAAGCACAATGTTTCGAAGATTTTCAGGATGAGAAAATAAGGATTTTAGTAACGAAATCAAAGATCGGCGGACATGGTATGAACTTCCAAAACTGTCATAATATTATTTTTTATGGATTAAATGACTCGTGGGAGTCGTTTTATCAATCAATAAGAAGATGTTACAGGTATGGACAGAATTACCCGGTAAATGTTTATATAGTTATTTCAGATATTGAAACCGGGATATATGATAATGTTAAGAAAAAAGCTGAAATGGCCGAAAGAATGATGAATGGATTAATTGAAGAAGTAAAACTATATGAAATGGAAGAACTTGGAAAAGATGTAAAAGTGATCGAATCAGATTATGAAACTAACGAATACAAAACAGATCAGTTTGAGGCTTACCTTGCTGATAGCTGTGAAAAGCTGAAAGAATTTCCAGATAATCATATTCATTTATCTGTTTATTCGCCGCCATTTGCTGACCTTTATACTTATTCAGCAACAAATAGAGACTTAGGAAATTCAAAGGACTGGGAAGAGTTTTTTTATCATTACTCTTTTATTATTCAGGAACTTTTAAGAGTCACAAAACCGGGACGTATATCATGCGTTCATACTTCTGATATTCCGGCAATGCAAATGAAGGATGGTTATATCGGAGTCAGAGACTTTCCAGGAGCTGTTATTGAGGCTCATACAAAACAGGGATGGACATTTTTTGGACGTGCAATAGTTACAAAGAATCCACAGGCACAAGCAATAAGAACAAAGGCAAAAGGATTATTATTTAACCAACTCAGAAAAGATTCATTAGATAGCCGTCCTGCAATGCTTGATCATATTTTGATATTCAAAAAGCCAGGTGTTACAGAGAATACAGTTAATCCGGTGGCTAATCATGAGATCGATAATGAACTTTGGATTAATTGGGCTGGGGGAATATGGACGGGAATAAGTGAAAGTGATACACTTCAATATACTACGGCCAGAGACAAAGACGATGAAAAACATATTTGTCCCCTGCAGCTGGGAACGATTGAAAGATGTATTAAGCTCTATTCTAATAAGGGAGAGACAGTTTTAACTCCGTTCGGCGGTATTGGTTCAGAAGGATACGAGGCTGTCAGACTTGGCAGAAAAGCTATTCTGATTGAACTAAAGAAATCCTATTATCGTATTTTATTACAGAATATGAGAGACATTGAATCTAAAACATTCCAGCCGAATCTATTTACAATGATCGAAGATGCAAAATAAAAAATTCAGTCTAATCGAATCATTGACTAATACCTTCACCGGTTTAATAGTCGCATTTGGTATTCAATTAGTCATTTACCCGGTTATGAATATTCCGGTAAGGATTGAACAAAATGTCATTATCACTTTGGTTTTCACCTTTGCCAGTATTACCAGAGGTTACATTGTCAGAAGATTATTTAACCGGATAAGAAATAATTAAAAAAACATTTGTATATTAATAATTTTGTATATCTTTGTTTTATTAAAGGAAGCGTTACATGAAAAGAATAATCACATTTGATAATACGCCGGCTTCGACTACAAGGCTCACGAAAGGTTAGGTAACGCTTCCTCAGTGGGCTTTTTGTTTGTCGGGGCTGGCTTAATTATTTTGCTATGACTCAGGAATATATCAGACAAAAGATCGTATCCTTATCAAAGGAACTGGCAGAGACAACAGACTATAAAGAGATAAAAAAACTCAGGCGAAGGATTGCATATTTCAAAGGGTTTTATGTTTCATCTGATCCGAAAAGCATAACCGATTTAATAACCGGGAAATGAGTAAAAGGTTTATCGATACTGGATTCTTAAATCAAAAATGGATAAGAAAATTATCTCCTGAAAGAAAAATATTTCTTATTTATTTAATGCTTAAATGTGATAATGCAGGAATAATTGAACTTGATATGGAGGATGCGACATTTTGGATAGGAAAGAAAATTGTAACTCTTGAATTTTTGCCAGAGAATTATCTTATACCTTTAGATCAAGAAAGTAAATATTTTATGCCTAAATTTATTGAATGGCAATACAAAAATTTCCCTTTTAGCAAAGATCATCAACAGGAGCAAGCAAAGGATATTTTAATAAAAAATAACTTGTTTGATATTGATACTCAAACAATTATATTACCCAAACATTGCCCAAACATTGCCCAAAGTTTACCCAAAACTTGGGTATATGGTAATGGTAATGGTATTGTTAATGGTAATGGTAATGTAAAAAAGGAGAAATTTGATTTTTCATTTTTAGATGAATCCTGGAAAGAATTGTTTTTTGAATGGGTCGATTATAAGAAATCAATTAAAGACAATTATACAACTCAGAAAACGATTGAAGCATGTTATCGAAACTTGCAGACTCTTTCAAGAAATGAATTAACTACGGCGCGTAAAATAATTGATCAATCGATAGGTAATAAATGGAAAGGGTTATTTCCGTTAAAAGAATCAATCGGTTCAAAAAGTGATCTAAGTGTAAGTACTAAATATATAAAATCATGAAAGCAACAGACAACAATACCAATTACCAGACGTATTCAAATTACAAAATATACAATATCCCGCGTGAAACATTGTGCGAAATCATAAATGTTGTTTTAATTGAAGCATCCCGGAACATGGGTAATGAATTTA